TAAGAATCGATTGTGTTGGGTTTGGCCGCCGTGGAGGTCACGTTTCATTTGCAACGACGTTACGTTGTGAAGTGTTCTTGGCTAATTGAAGACTACAATCTCTTTTGTAGAATCCACTCTTAGTAAAGAACAAACTTACTACATATACAGTAAGATGATTAGTGCAGCTGTCGCATTAAACAACGGCCCCTGGATCACGAGCCGGACTTGTCAAGCTTTGGCAAGCTTCGTCCCGTGCTTCAGCGCTGTTCGTTATGCTGCACAAGTAGGATCGAAAAGGCCAGTGTGCCCTAACGGGACGGCACTAGGACCTGACCTACACTGCTACGATTTGAACTTTGTTTGGACGTTGGCTCTTGCCCTTTGCTATGTGCTTTGGGTCGGCTATTACCTGTGCCCCAAACTCTATCGCATCTTTAAAGCTCTCCAGCGGGACTGTTTGTCTCCAACTGAGTATTTTGGCGATGTGCTTTGGTGTGTGTTCGGTATGGTCGACTTGTTGCCTAGCATCGGTGCACTGTTCGCATTTTTGAGCTTGTTCACCGACATGGTGACGCCCTTTGAACAAGTCTGGTTAGCCCCAACTCATGTTGAGGCTGCTACTAGATTGGCCTCGGCTATCATCTACATTCTCTTAGCAATTGCTGGGAATTGGTGGATGTTGGTCACGGCTGTCGGTGCAAACCAGGTTGTTAAAGTGGACGCGTTGGGACCGGTAACCTTGCCCTCTGAAGGGCCTGTGCATTTGTTTGCCCGAATGGTTGGTCTGACCGTGCTCATAGTGTGGACGGGACTGTGGCTTGCTTATTGTTGGATCGCTTTGACTACCTACGGACGCCCTGTACGTGAAGTCATTGGTTGGCCCAGCAGAAGCGGTATGGTCTCGGCAGGACGTTACCATATGCACTTGTTCGGATTGTGGCTGGAAGTCTTTTGGAGGAGAATGACTTTCCAACCGCTGCTTTGTGTAAGCGACTTGCACGAAGAGCATTTCCGACATTTCATGAGGAAGGAATGGGTAGACAAAAGTGAGTCTGCTCCGTGCCACGACAAAACTTTGCATGGACATCCAACCCTGGCCGCCGAGCGCCGGGGCGTTCACCTGCAAGCTGTTCGATTGTTGTCAAGAAAGCGTTATGAGCCCTACGACATTTCGACCAGCCGTCGCACGTTGAGATCAAAAGACCACCGAGGTTATCCCATTTCTGGATATCATGGACACTTTTCTGCTAGAGACTTCGGTTATCCAGAGCGGAATGATGAGGTTTGTGACAAGACTGCCTTTTTGCTGATAGATGTTGACTATTACATCGACATGCATCAGCTGGCAGCCCACTTTAAGCCTATGGTGCTGTACACATTTAATCCCGGCACGGAGGTCGGCCACACTGCTGAAAGCAGTTGGAACACTACCTACGACCCCGTGACCAAGGAAGCCACTGTTAGATACAACGTCGACGGTGGCAATGTGTACACGCACAAGATATGGGATTATGGTGACACAGACTACGTCGTTTTCAGCGCTGGAGGACTGGCTTTCGTCTATGCTATCGAACGCCACAGGCAAGGAAGCAGCACTCACCAAGTAGTGTTTCTTCAGCCAAATGTGGTGTGCGCGCTAGACAGTTTCGAGTTCAGAACAGTGTTCGCCTCATGTCATTTTGTCGGCAGACGAAAGGCCCCAGAGTACGTCCGCAAAGACGGAGATCTGGTGACTATTGTGGACGACAACCTTCAGTGGCAGCTGAGGGCTGGGTTGTACCAAACAGTGATGGATTCAGTTCGTTCGCAGAAAGCAGTTTCCGCTGCTTTGCTGCACAATTTTCTAAAGGAGCACTCCAAAGACATTGTGTCTGGTGATCCCCAATATTTGGCCGAATGGATTTCTGCTCGGCACAAAACGAACGCTCTCCCAACCACTGTTGTGTACGCCTCAGTCATCAAGCACCCGAAGGGTGGCTACTTCCGTAGTGAGATGGTCGAGACTCATGAAGTGATGACACCGGTGCCCACCAACGTGCCGGCCTTCACTCCGACCAAAGACGTGTGCTCAGATGCTGGTGCGGTCCAAACCCGAATCACCGACATCCACAACAGCACAGTCCCACCACCTAAGTACGACACCTACTTGAAGGAGTTCATAGCCGGATTAGAGGAAATGACCTCTACACCAGCACAGTCACTAGTACCGTTGACCCCCGACGAGCTCTTGGAAAGGACCGAGAGGAAGAAAACCGCTGCCAAGATTTTGGGCGCGTATGATACGGCTCTTTCAAGCACTGACTTGAAAGCAGTTTTCGTAGAAGGTTTCATCAAACGTGAGGTATATGCCAAGCCGACTGACGAACGGCAAATATCCCCCACCAATGATGAACACTTATCGAAGCTGGCCCCCTATGCGTACGTGTTCAAGGACTTGTTGTGCAAGCTTCCAAACTATATGCCAGGCAAAACTCCTAAGGAGATAGCTGAGCATATGCAGAAGCTTATCACTTGTGGCATGAGGCTATGGGAGACTGATTTCTCACGCTATGACGGACAGCAGTCCCGATGGATGCGTACATGTGAAGTCATCATCTTCCGCCACTTCTTCAAGGACCCGGCAGCAGCCGAATTGGTCTACAACGAGGTTTTCCGAGTCGCCGCTAAGTGCCCAGCCGGTAGCTACAGCACAGGCGGCAACCTTTGTTCAGGATCATCTTTGACTACCATCATGAACACTGTCAAGCACATGTTCATACAGTATTGCACCTATCGTGAGTCAGGTTCGACTCATGCAGAAGCCATGGCAAAGCTCTACGCTGCCTATGGTGATGATGGCGTACTGTCTGGCGACGAGAAAGTTGCCAAGAAGATGGCAGAGGTGTGTGACGATATGGGTATGAAGAACCTGAAGTGTGTCGAGGCAATGACACAGGACAGAAGATTCCTGACTTTTGTTGGTCGAGTCTTCTTTCCTGCTGTCGAAGGCATCCATGCACCCAGCTTCCAAGACCCTGCGCGCGTCTGGACAAAGATCAACCTGATCCAGAAGGGCCCTGATGCTTTCAAGCGTTACGTGGCTAAGCTGGGGTGCTACGTGGTCACGGACGGTAACAGTCCACTCTTGGGAGAGTATTGCCGCAAGGTGTTATCTTTCTCTAGAGAAGGCCGCGAAGTGCTCAAACAACTGGGTAAGGAGGACTCTGAGAATCTTGTTTTGTCTGAGCTGTTCGATCAGTGGTTACTGGTCGAATCGAAGGCTAGAGTCTCACAGGCTTGGCCGAACAGCGGTTTCCATGGTGATGTCGAGAGCACGTACAGTCAGCTGCTTGGCATCACTTTGGATGAACTTCAGGAGGCGAAAGCTCGAGTGGTAGCAGCAAAAGCTATCGAAGACCTCAATGGTCTACTCAAGCTGCCTGACGTCACTTTGAATCCCCGCTTCGTGTACAAAGATTTCGCTCTTTCCTATGGAAAGACTCTAGTCTTCGACAACAACAAGAAGACTGGTGCGATGACAGCCAAAGAGAAAGCTGGAATTCGGCGCACTTTCGAACACGTTCTGGGCAAAGGCACATGCTTGCTTGATTCAAAAGGCACAACATTGGGGAAGGATGAGAGCACAAACGAGACCAAAGGCGAAAAGCCTGTCGGTCGCAAGGCCAAGGGCGAAAAGTCCGGCGGCCAACGCGGCAAGGAGACCACTGGTAAGCAAGGCAAGAAAGAAGCCTCCAGCCAGATGCCCACTCCTGCCAAGTCTGTGACCAAATCCCCACCCAAGAAACCTTTGAAGGCCCCAACCGGCTCTGGGGCTCCAACACTGACAACGGAAAGTCAGTGTTCGGAACAAGCACGCCGCGAAGTGCTAACAAGCAAACAGAAGCCCAAGCATGCCAACAGACGCTGCAAGGGCACGGAGAAGACGTCAGAGGGCAAGAAGGAGGCTGCGAAACGCCCCTCCCCCTCCGAGAAGCAAAAATCAACCTCCGGGGCCTAAACAGCCCCGTAAGCGCACGACGCGTCGCAAACTCCAGGCCAATAGTACAATGCAAACTACTAATTCGCCATTCTTGCGATGTCTAATGGGACCCGTTCAGATGTCCAACCAAAGTGTTGGGTTTCCTGATGGCAATCCTGCGCCAGCCCTAACGGTGGACTTCCGCCAGACATTTACAATAACTCCAGTCAGTGGTGTTGTTCGTTATGCTCTGGTATCGTCGCCCTGGGGGTGTTTGGCGGTGCACCAGGGAGCAGTGACTACCGCTGCGCCCCGATACCTGACTTCGACTGATCTCACTTACGCATGGAATGCATCTAGCTCTCGTAGCTTCTCTGGTGCTCACCAGTTCCAGGTGCTACCATTTAGTGAGGTCGTCGCAGCATCGTCTGCTCCTGCAGCTAGTCCCTTTGGACCATACTCTGTCACGAAGTTCCGCGGCATCATGAATGTCGCTGACTCGTACTTCACCGGAAGCTCAATGGCTAACGGGGGTGTGGCCAAGGTGTTCAAAGTGCAGGGCCAATCGGTTGAACTCAACAACATTAACTTCAACACTGTTTCAGTTCCTGTTGCTGAGTATACGGATTTGATGACGGGTATCGGGTCAGCAGCTGGCAATCTCACCACTCCCGCACGCTCGACTCTTAACTTGCGTGCAGTCAACCCAAAGCCTGAATATGTTCCGGTCGCTGAGAATCTCAGCTCCGTGAACATTGTTCCCATTTCATTAACCTCTGGCGGATTTGTGATGTCTACCGGAGGGTTATGGAGTGGACTCGACACTTCTGTGCCTATCACAGTGGTTGAGTACTCTGGCCTTGACAGCACAGCGAGCATCACAATCGAGCTCAGGTCTTGTATCGAGATGGTTGTCCAACCGGGCGCCATGGCTGGGCTTGCCAAGCCCAGTCCCCCTGCCGACATCAGCATGTGGCAGCGCGTGGCAAATCTCGCACGCGCCATACCAACAGCACGAGTCATCGCAGCGGGTGCCACTGGATATATCAACGGTGGAGCACTCGGAGCTCTAACAGCAGCCACCCAGGCGATGCAAATTGGGACTTGATGATATGTGTTTTTGTAGTGTATGTGTATGTCTGTGTGTATATGTACGTACATTGGTCTGAAGCAGGTTGTGACGAAGTGGAACGTCGTGTG